ATTGGTAAAAGTGAAATTGGGGACAGAACAAGGAGAATGTGTCTCCATCGCCCCTCGTCGATTTAACAATTGGTTAGGGGCTGGTTGAACTGTCAATTTGCCAGTACACTGGACATGCAGTCATGACATGCAGAGTCTAGTCAAAATGGGAATGGACAATCACGCAATGTTGCTGTCTTTGTAGCTGTCTGTTTGGCAACCCTGTGGGGACTTGACCCTCGAGTGAGCGTGCCCCATCCCGTTCTCCCCCCAAAAGAATTTCGTGTTTTTTGAAATTCTAGTTTTGCTATAGTTAGGCTATCGCTTGGCAGTGCGTAGATTGGCTCGCACTGTTTTTGCCCCCGTGATTCCTTCCGGGGGTTTTTTTTCGTCTATAGCTGGTATATGATTATTGCTAGGAGGTATTGATATGGATAGAGGTGAGGATATGGGGGTTATTATTGATGATGCTGTACCTATGCCGAGTGCGAGGGTTGCTAGGCGGTATCCGTATGAGGATATGGAGGTAGGACAGAGTTTTTATGTTGAGGGTGTGCAGATGCAGGTTGTGTTGAACGGGAACTGGCGGGCTGGTAAGAAGTTGGGCAGGAAGTTTATAGCGCGTCGGGAGGGGGACGGAGTGCGTGTGTGGAGGTCAGAGTGAAGACACCTAAAGACTTGGATGTGTTGAGGAAGGCTGAGATGTTTGCAGACACGCCGGAGATCGTGAATGACATGAAGATCAAAGGACATCTATTGTGGGGTAGGCATCTTCATAAGATGCACATCTACCACAAGGCATTAGTGGCTGAGATCAGGAAGTTACGCAGGGAGTTAAAAGGAGCCAAACATGAGCGCAGTGATTGAGTTGCATGAAGACTATGTGGATATAGCAGCACAGGACTACTGGGAGGCGGTTCACAAGATGAACCATGCTGAACTGGTGATGGAGTTAAGAAGGCAACAGGCGCGTTCTGCGGGGCTGCTGGCAGAGTGCTTGCAAGAGTTGTCGAGAATGAAGAAGGTGTTGAATGGAGAACTCTACGCGGGATAAGTACCGGGAAGAATTGTTGCTCTCCCGGACTATCCTGAAGAACGAGATGCAGAGGGCACTGCAAGCTATAAAACCAAAAGAAAAGATAGAGTTGGTTGCCACTTGGAAAGGTATGTACAAGCCTGAGATCGTAGCTGAGCTTCTGCGTGTCGCTAAAGACAGAGAAGCTAGATACCGTATTGCCAACTGGAATCTAGAACAATTTGACAGCGAAAGAATAAAACGATGAGTCATCCCGCACAGATGTATTTTGTTGCAAACCTGAGAAACAAGTTTCCTGATTACTTTATCCGCAAGGATGTGCTGGAGATTGGTAGCCTAAACATTAACGGCTCTATACGGGAGTTCTTCCAGCAGTGCGTGTATATCGGTGTGGATATCGGCCCCGGCAAGGATGTCGATATCGTGGCGCATGGCGAGAACCTTGCCTACCAAGACGGTAGCTTTGATGTGGTAGCAAGCTGCGAGTGTTTTGAACACAACCCAGAATGGGTGGCTACCTTCAACAACATGGTCAGAATGAGTAGGGGGCTAGTCTTCTTTTCCTGCGCTACCACTGGCAGAGCTGAACACGGAACTCCACGTACTAGCCCACATGACGCGCCCTATTGTGGCGAATATTATAAGAACCTGACAAAAGAAGATATCCTTGCTGAATGTGATCTGTCCCCATTTAAAGAGTATGAGTTCAGCGTCAACCACGAAGCGCATGATCTTTACTTTTGGGGAATAAAATGAAATACGACAACATTACCGTTGTTGCTATCTACGGCAACAATGAGGGTATGAAGGCATTGCCAGCCATACACAAAACCGCAGCCTGTCTGCCGGGTTCACAAAAGCTGTTAATTACAAACAGACATATAAGTTCAGACATACCGCAAAAGCTTGTGGCTGCCCCACTAGACTATGTGGGATACAGCAACTTCTGTATGTATAGCCTCTGGAACTATATCGATACAGACTATGCGCTAATCGTCCAGCATGACGGGTGGGCCTTGAATCCAGACAACTGGCGAGATGAATGGCTGAACTATGACTATGTGGGTGGCCTAACCCATGCCGCACTGGTTAATGACACGTTCATCAAGAATTACCAATGGACAAATGTTAAGAACGCACGAATAGTGCAGAACGGCGGCTTTAGCCTACGCAGTAAAGCGTTCATGGCGGCACTAGTAAAGAATGGCATCATGCCTTCTAGCTATGCTGACCCTATGCTTAACAATGAAGATATCCAGCTTACTGCTTTCTTACGCCCTAGCCTTGAGTCGGTAGGCATCAAGTTTGCGCCAGACGAGGAAGCAAAGCTATTTGCGTTCGAGCATCTATCAGATGAGATACATGACTTGAACAGCGTTCATAAAATATTCGGACATCACAGTAGGTTTAGGACGCTGGTGGATGAGAAAACAATGTTGTGGCATTTGACTAACGAGCAAACAAACGCTATTCCGTTTGAAAACAATGCGTATGACCTGTTTTCAAAATACTACAACTACAAGATCATTCGATGATATGAAATTTAACCTCAACCAGTTTTACAAGTTCTGCGCTCAGTTAAAGATTGAGACAAAAGAACAGGGCTTGCGAAAGATGGATACCCTGCTAGGTACACAAACCTATGTCATGGAAGAAATCGCGCAAGCACTGGAAAACAATATTCACTTCTTTGTAATATTAAAAGGCCGACAACTTGGCATTACCACTATCTCACTGGCACTAGACCTTTACTGGCACTACATCAATCATGGACTCAACGGAACCCTTGTCACAGACACAGAAGAAAACCGAGACATGTTCAAAGGCACACTCACAGCCTATATGGACGGTTTACCGAAAGAGTACAAAATACCCATTCTTTCCCATAATCGTAATTCGCTTGCACTCAAGAATCGCAGTCGCATCTTTTATCAGGTCGCTGGATTGCGAGCCAAAGGAAGTCTTGGTCGTGGCAAGGGCATCACGTTCCTTCACGGAACTGAAACTTCGTCGTGGGGTGACGAGGAAGGACTAGCATCCCTGCTGGCTTCCCTAGCAGAAACCAACGAGAAGCGACTGTACATCTTCGAGTCCACCGCTCGCGGCTTCAACATGTTTCATGACATGTACGTCACTGCCAAACGTGCGCGTTCTCAACATGCGATCTTTTGTGGCTGGTGGCGTAACCAGTTGTACACCGTCCCCGGAGATTCCAATCTCTACAAAGTGTATTGGGATGGCAAGCTAACGCCTGAAGAAAAGGAATGGACGCGAGATATTAAGAAGCTCTACAACGTAGAGATTAACAGCCGCCAGATGGCGTGGTGGAGATGGAAGCTCTACGAAGGCATCAAAGATGATGCGCTGATGTACCAAGAGTTCCCGCCTACTGAAGACTATGCCTTCATCATGACGGGGACTAGCTTCTTCTCTAACGCCCGTTGTACGGACGCTATGAAGATAGCCAAGCAGATCAAGTTCGATCCTTACCGTTATGGCATGGGTGCAAACTTTGTGGATACAGAGGTGTTGAAGTCAACAGAGAGGCTGGCAACCCTGAAAATATGGGAGGAACCCATTGATACGGCTTTTTACGTTATTGGTGCTGATCCCGCTTATGGCAGTTCAGATTGGGCTGATCGCTTTTGCATACAAGTGTTCCGTTGCTACGCTGATGGCATGGAGCAAGTTGCGGAGTTTGCGACACCAGAGATGAACACCTACCAGTTTGCGTGGGTGATCGCCCACCTAGCAGGTGCGTACAAGAACTCGACACTGAACTTGGAAGTCAACGGCCCCGGTCAGGCAGTTATCAATGAACTAAAGAACTTGAAACGTCAGGCGGCGGCACTTGGTGGCAAAACCGGATATCAGTTGATGGACGTTCTGGGTTCCATGAGCAACTACATCTGGCGGCGTAACGACACAATGGGCGGCTTGTCCAACTCTATTGGCTGGCTAACCACTGCTGCCAGCAAGGAACGTATGCTTTCTTACATGAAAGATTACTTTGAGCGCGGGATGATGACGATTCTCTCGACGGAGTTGATCGACGAGATGAAGACTATCGTGCGGGATGGTGGTTCTATTCTGGCATCTGGGAGAAACAAGGATGATCGTGTTATGGCTACTGCTTTGGCTTGCGCTGCTTTTGCTGAGCAACTTCAGCCTCGCCTTATTGCACAAAAGATTACGCGCAATGTCAGCAGAACCCACGATGACAGCACCCCTGAACAGATCGTTGTAGGCAGAACAGTCTCTGAGTATCTGAAAAGGATCGGCATTTATGGACAGCAATGACGATTACATCATTCCCAAAGAGGAATTGAAGCAAATAATGAAAAGATTCCGCGCTGACAAGAAGCGTGGCATCCCTATGCGCCTGTTTTACGAGTTATCCGGCGTAGATAAGTCAAGAATGGACGATATGTTCTTCTATGACCGCGCTCCGATGACGGAATTGGTACAAAGACGGGTTTCTAAGGCGTATTTGGCTTGGAAAAACGGCGAAGTCGCCGTAATGATCCGATTTGGGCAGAAATGGCTGGAATGGAGGAAGCAACCCAAGCCAGTTATCGTTCGTGGATACGGTTTGCAGCTAGGAAATGACGGAATTAAGCTCAAATTAGGGCTAAAAAACCGTTTAGATTACTCAGATTATCGTTTAGATGAGCAATTGAAGGGGAGTTAATTATGAGTGTTATTCACGATTATAAATGCGATTTACACGGGTTTTTCGAGGCTTGGGAGCCTGTTTGCCCGGAAGGATGCACAGAAAACGTCCAAATGGTGTTCTTGCAACCCGTAGGATTGAAGTCTGACAGCACAAAACACAATGACAAGACGTTGCAGCAGCTTGCTCTGGACTTCAACATGACAAATATCAAGTCAACCCGTGAAGGAGAGAACCAATCGGGTTACTATACGCGCAACAATCAGCCAGCACCGAAGGATGTACCGCCTCCACCACGTGAAGCGCGTCCGGGTGACTCAGCAATCTGGGGTGGCGCAGGTGGAAAGTTCACTATGGACAACATATTGAAGGGAAATATGTTCCGTTCTGTTGCTGGTGAACAAGTTGGCGTTATGCCAAATCAGGTTGGGAACTTGACACAACCCAAACCTGCGAGTTATATGCAAGACCAAGACAACCTCTCACTGGATAAATCATGAGAATCCCGTCAGAACCTTTGATGAGAGAGCAGTTTTACGCTGATCTTATACAAAAGTGTTTAGTCTCTAGGGAGGAGCGCAAGGCTGACTACTCTGCCCTGCGTTCTTATTTTCTTTTTGGAGCCGCGCCGGAAGAAGCTCCGGCAATCTTCAACAAGATTTATCCACACATCGATCAGCTAAGCAGTTTTCTGTATTCAGCAGAAACAACTCGCTTCACCATCAATCTTGGTGCGGCAGTACCAGTAGCAGAGCAGACAAAAATTCGTCCAATGCAAAACCTGCTGAACGACGATTGGTTGCGCTCCAACACTGACCAAGTTTGCTCTAACGCTTTGCTATGGTCGCTGTGCTACAACACCTCCTACACCAAACTTATCATTGGCCCCGGCGGTAGTCTCAATCCCTACATGGTTGATCCCGGCGCTATTGGCGTTCTGCGTGAAGATGTACCCTACACCGACAGACAAGAAGCACTCGTCCATACTTACTACATTACTAAGTCTGACCTGTATTCTCGTCTGTATGCTCACCCCAAACGCGACAGCATCCTAAAGCGCGTAAGCACCTCATATCACGAACAGGCAAGCAGCATCCCAGAAGGCATTGACCGCATCATCATGTCGCAGACTGATCCAAGCATGATGGGTAACGTCAACCTCGACCTGTCTGGCATGAACCGCTACAAGGCGCGGGTGGCAGAAGAAACTATCGAGATGCACGAACTCTGGGTGTACAACGACGAGATTGGTGACTACCAGTGCGTCACGATTGCTGACCCAGACATCTTTATCTATGACCGTCCCGGTAGCTCTCTGTTCCTGAAAGGCGAATTGCCATTTGTGCAGTTCTGCCCGAATCCTCAGTACGACTATTATTGGGGACAAAGCGAAGTACAACGATTGGTATTCTTGCAAGAATTGCGTAACAAGCGTATGGGCGAGATTCTCGATTTGCTTAGCAAGCAAGTCTCTCCACCTACGGCACTGATGGGTTTCAACGGCATTTTAGATGAGAAGAATTTTGCCCTTAACCGCGCTGGCGGTCTTCTTGCTAGCGATATGCCAAGTGCAAAGGTCGAGCGCCTTGCGCCTAACATTCCAAATGATCTCTTTGAAGTCATCCGAGAAGTGGATGCAATGTTTGCAGAGGCAAGCGGCATTACTCCCGTGTTGGCTGGTAGAGGCGAGTCAGGCGTTCGGTCAAAGTCTCACGCAGAATCGCTTTCCAGACTTGGTAGCTCAAGAGCAAAGAAACGAGCATTGATTATCGAAGATGCGCTTGAGAAAGTGGCAACTCTATATCTCAAGTCCATCCAGAAATATCAGCCTATCCGTCTGAAAGACGATGATGGCAATGAGTTTATCCCTGAGCAATTTACCGATGATTACATCGTCAAGGTAGATGCTCACAGCAATAGCCCGATCTTCACAGAAGACCTGCGTAACCTTGCCTTCTCGCTGCATCAGGCTGGCGCTATCGACCAAGAATCCCTGCTTGACCTGCTTGAGCCTCCAATGAAGCAGATGCTAAAAGAGAAACTCAAGGAAAACAGAGCTAAGCAGGAACAAATGGCTATGTTGCAACAAGCGCAACAGGCACAGCAACAGCAAAGACCTAGTTCGCCGCCCAATCTTCAGGAGGTCGCATGAACGGCACAGGATCGGAAACCACTTCCAAAGCTGACCAGCCAAGACTGACAGAGGGCGCTCTGCGGCAGGAAAGCAAGGGGCCAGATTTGCAATATCGGGTGCAGAGATTGGGTACTTATCAAGATCGCACCATGAGTCGGCAAAACTACGGACGCATGAAGCGTTAGAATTTGCTTGACAAGACTTTTTAATTTGTATATTTCTATTGCCAAATTTTATACGAGGTCATTATGGCTGTCTCATCTGAAGAACTCATGCGCCTCATGGAAGAACAGCGTGGCAAGAAGCCTGAAGCTGAAATGCCTGAAACTGAAGAATCCGAGGGTGAGGAAGAAGAAGTTGAAACCGAAGAATCCGCATCCCCGATGGCAGCACCTATGTCCACCCCAGAACCAAAAATGGGTTCTAAAGAGGGAGCGATGGTTAATCTTGGGCTGGCAATGGATTTGATTAAACGCGCACTACCTGCTATTGGCGCTGATTCGGAAGAAGGTAAGAAGGTTCTTTCCGCAATCAAAACCCTTGCTGACATTACCGGCAAAAGCTCTGATGGCATGGAAGAACTCAAGAAATCAGAAATTTTGCAAATGTTGCAGACTCTGCCTCAAGCAGGGGGTGCTACACCTGAAGGCAAAGCAATGGCTGCTGCGCCAGCAGTTCCCGGCATGATGCCGTAATTTTTGGAGATACGATGCCTACAATCCAAGAAAGATTTAATTCAAAGATTGAGTTAATACCTTTTATGGATTGTCATGTTTGGAACTCCGCAACAAATAAATTTGGGTACGGTAAATTTGCGATAGGTAACGGAGATTGGATTTTTGCTCATCGTTTCTCGTATGAGGTAAATAAGGGCGAAATACCAATCAATAAATTTGTTTTGCACAAGTGTGATAATCCATTTTGCGTCAATCCAGATCATTTATATCTTGGAGACTACAAACAAAATGCTAAAGATAGAGAATCTAGGAAGCGTGGAAATCACAGTTTTGGCGAAAATCACGGAAGAAACAAATTAAAATCTGAGCAAGTTATTAGTATTCGTAATGAATACAAGACTGGTAAATTTTCTTTTAGACAGCTTGGGAAAATTTACGGTGTTGACGGCAAAACCGTATCTGACATTGTTCGTAACAAGCTGTGGCAACGCCTACAATAGGCAAAGGAGAATATTTTGGATCTTTTTAAGCCCCGTGGTGCTGCTGCACCCCGTAATCCGACTGACAACACTCAGCAGAATGGTCAGATCGTCAACACTCCCCGCTTCTCGCAGATGGGTGGTTTGAAGAATGCCGCAGCAACTGGCACTAAAAACCGCATGAATGTTGAAAAGCCGGGTGGTAAGCGCATTATCTGATGCGCTTTTTTATTGTTTATTAAGGGGATTAACCTATGTCACTCGAAGACCTCACACCTGAAGCCCGTGATGAACTGGCTCTTTTGGC